CTTAGCTTTGACTGACAACATTTCCTTCCCTTGGTTCGCAACAGCGGGTTACACAAGAGGTTTGGTAAATTCTATCAAAGCGAGAGTTAAGTTGACACAAGAAGATAGAGATACTCTTTATCAAGGTAGAATTAATCCTATCGCAACATTTGCGGATGTGGGAACAGTAATTTGGGGTAATAAAACACTTCAAGTTGCAGACACTGCTCTTAATAGACTAAACGTAAGAAGATTGTTGTTACAAGCTCGTAAGTTAATTTCAGCTGTAGCGGTTAGATTGTTGTTTGAACAAAACGACCAAATCGTGAGACAACAATTCTTGGATAGTGTGAACCCAATCCTCGATGGAATTAGAAGAGATAGAGGTCTTTACGATTTCCGTGTAACAGTTTCTTCTTCTCCTGAAGATTTGGACAGAAACACATTAACAGGTAAAATTTACCTTAAACCAACGAAGGCTCTCGAATTCATTGATATTGAATTCTTTATCACACCAACAGGAGCTTCGTTCGAAAATATCTAATAAGGAAGGGGGGCTTAGCTCCCCCCTTTTTTTAACCCTGTATGGAACTTATTATTAAAGAAGCGTTTATAGATGAAAAAACTCCCGAACTCAAGTATTATGCTTTTGATTGGGATGATAATATAGTTCATATGCCTACCGAAATAATTTTGGTAGATGATGATGGTGATGAAGTGGGAATGAGTACTGAAGACTTTGCAAAGTACAGAACGGACATAGGAAAAAAAGAAATTGACTATAAGGGAAGAAAAATTGTTGGATTTGCAGATAACGCTTTCAGAAATTTTAGGACTGAAGGGGATAAGAAATTTATCAGTGACTCCCTAAGAGCAAAGTTAGGTCCGGCTTTCAAGGATTTCCGTGAAGCAATAAATAATGGTTCCATTTTCTCGATTATAACAGCACGAGGACACAATCCGAATGCTATTAAAGAAGCAATACACAATTACATTTTGACTGGTTTCGGTGGAATAGATAAAGATGAACTTCTCAAAAATTTGAAAAAGTACCGTTCTTTTGTGGGTGAAGAAGAAATGGATGACGACGATTTGATTAAGACCTACTTAGCTATGAACAAATATTTTCCTGTAACCTTTGGGGACGAAAAAAACGCTATTAACCCTGAGGAGGCGAAGGTAATGGCAATGCAGGACTTTGTCGATTATATAAGAGGAATGGCTGCGGTTTTAAATAAAAAGGCTTTTCTCAAAAAGGATATTGGGAACAAATTTATACCTTCAATGCCAGTAATTGGATTTTCAGACGATGATTTAAGAAACGTAGAAGTAATGAAAAAAGCTTTTAAAAATAAACCAGAGATTAAAACTTATTCTACTGCTGGAGGAAAGAAGAAGGAAGTAAAATAATATTTATCATTTGGGGAAAAAAGTAAATAGAAATATTTTCCAACACCCTATATTTATAGGATATAAACAATAGAAACAAAATTATAATAACATGGCTGATTTACTGATGAAAATGCCAATACCTTATGAACCGAAACGACAGAATCGATTCATTCTTAGATTTCCTTCTTCATTGGGTATAAATGAGTGGTTTGTTGAATCTGCAGCAAGACCATCTATTAAAATCGCATCAAAAGAAATTGAATTTTTGAATACGTCTACTTTCGTTGCGGGAAGATTTAATTGGGACCCAATTTCTGTGAAGTTCAGAGACCCAATTGGTCCTTCAGCGGCACAAGCACTTATGGAGTGGGTACGTTTACACGCCGAGTCTGTGACAGGTCGTATGGGATATGCTGCGGGTTACAAAAAAGACATCGACCTCGAGATGTTGGACCCAACAGGAGTTGTTGTAGAAAAATGGATTTTATACGGAACGTTTTTAACCTCTGTAAACTTTGGTTCATTAGCATACAACACGGACAACTTAGCTGATATTACAGCTGAACTTAGAATGGATAGATGTGTGTTAGTATACTAATACTCTTTATAAAAAATCAATAGCATTTATATTTAACCGTAAAGACATAAACTTTACGGTTATTTTTTTATATGGAAGATAAATCAAGAGAATTCGGTCAACAATTTTTAAGTTTACCACACGACGTAGTACCACTTCCCTCAGGAGGAAGATTTTATAAAAACAAAAAGAAATCCCTCAAAGTTGGATATTTGACGGCAGCGGACGAAAATATTCTATTAGGTGGTACAGATGATATCACAAGTTCTTTATTGAGAAATAAAATCTATGAACCTGATATGAGAATTGATGATTTGCTTGAGGGGGACGTTGAAGCTATTTTGATTTTTTTGAGGAACACATCATTTGGTCCTGAAATGCAATTAACCCTTACGGACCCTCAAACAAAAAAGAGCTTCGAGACAAATGTAAGATTGGATGAGTTGGACATAAAACAACCAAAACAAGAACCAAACGAAGATGGAACTTATAATACGACACTACCAAAGTCTGGTGTAAACGTAAGATTGAAGTTTCTTACATATGGAGAACAAAACGAGCTTCAGAAAGTTCTTGGTTCTTACCCACAAGGAAGAGTTTCGCCAAAAGTAACCCTGACATTACAAAGACAAATATTGGAAATAGATGGAAACACCGATAAGGGGGAAATTGCTAGATTTGTTGAACAACTACCCATTTCAGATTCCAAGTATATAAGGAGTTTTCTTTTCGAAAATGAACCAAGATTAGATTTAAGAAGAGTTGTAATTGCCCCATCAGGAGAAAAACTGACTGTCAATGTTGGTTTTGGGGTAGAATTTTTTCGCCCTTTCTTCTGATTATAGAAAGAATCAATTAGACGAATTTTTTTATTTAAGCACACTTCTCAAGGTAAGTTATTCTGACTTCCTCATAATGCCCATATTTGTAAGGAAATATCTTTTAGATAAATGGATAGAGACTAATTCAACAGAAAATTAAAAATTCTCTATTTATAAAAAAACACACATATGTTTTTTGGAGGAAACGACGAACAAAGTGAAGCTACACAAGCAGCCGCGGGAGCGCCTACGGATTTTAGTAAGCTTACGGCAGAGATTACTGAGACGATAAAAAAAATGACAGACCTTGAAAAAGGTGTGACTAGCGTCTTTAAAATGTTCGAAGAACTAATTATCCAATCTGAGGAACTTAACAAAACTTTCGTAGGCGGTAGATTGAGGATTCAGGAGATGCAAAAAGCAATCAATGAGGCAGCTCCTGATGTAGTACGCTTGGGTGGAAAATATGCAGATGTTGGTAAGACAATTCAAGACATAGCCGCAGGAACTAGAACTCAAATTGTTGCTTCATCAAAAGATGTTGCAGAGTTATTCGCGGCAGGACAAATATTAGGGACGGGGGTATTAAGTATAGTAGACTCTTTTGATAAAGTAGGGATAAGTTACAACAGAATTGCAGATAATTTAGCAGAATCTATAGTGTACATCCAAGGTGTTGGACAAAACGCCAGAGCGGTTATGAAAGATGTTCTTGGTAGCACGGAACAACTTTCAAGATTTAATTTTGCAAACGGAGTTCAAGGTTTAACAAAGATGGCGGCTCAAGCTTCGATGATGAGATTTGATATGTCCAAAACATTTGATTTTGCTGATAAAATGTTAGACCCAGAAGCTGCTATCGAAATGTCATCAGCTTTTCAAAGATTAGGGGTATCCGTTGGTAATCTAACCGACCCACTTTCACTTGTTAATCAATCTTTAACAGACCCATCAGGTTTACAGAATTCTCTGATAAACATGACCAAACAGTTTACTTATTTTGACGAACAAACCAAAAGTTTCAAGATAAACCCACAAGGAATTTTGACCATGAGAGAGCTCGCAAACGCGACAGGGATAAGTGCTGCTGAGTTGAGAAAAACCGCATTAGCCGCGGCAGAGATGGATGCCAAACTTGCAAAAATTAACACAACGGGGTTGAATTTCGAAGTTAGTGATGAAAATAAAATGTTGATTGCCAACGTCGCAAGGATGGGAGAAGGTGGAGAATATGAGGTAAGTATTAAAGATGATAGAGGGAACGAGTATCAAAGAAAATTGTATGATTTAAATAAGGAAGATTTTTCAAGGCTTATAGAACAACAATCCAAGGCACCAAAAACTATAGAGGAAATACAAAGGTCTCAATTGAATACCGCCGAGTTGATGCTTGGAGAATTAAAGGGACTTAGGGAAACTATGTCATCCGCTTTTTTTGATTTACCTAACGTACAAAGTTCAATTGAAAGTGTTACCAAACAAACAAGAGATGCCTCAATGTCCCTTCAAAAAGCTTTTGAAACTTCTAGATTTAAAAAAGAACTTAGTGAGATAAAGAAAGAGGAGGAAAATATAAGAAATATGGGGTATACACCCGAGGAAGAAAAAAGACGTTTGAATGAATTATTTGAAAGGTCGACCGAAGAAATAAAAAAACAAGCACCTGAGCTTTTGAGGGCAGCAGGAATTATAATTTCTACGAACAGAGAGGAATCTAATCAACAAGTCAAATCATTCATGGACAGTGTTGACAATTATTTTAACCTACTTTTTGGTCTCGAAAATAAAACACCAAAAATAGGAGGTGCTCAAATGGCGACCCCATCAGCGTACGGAATCTTATCAAATAGTTATGCTAATCCCGTAGCCGCAAGTACTGCAGCAACAGCGGCGCTTGGTTTGTCAAAACCAAGTGTTTTGGGTGTTGAGTTTCTGAATCCAACTTTAACGGTAAATGTCAATGTTTCAACTCCAACAGGGATGGACGCCACAGCTCTTACCCAAGTTATCAGAGACGCACAAATTCCATTACAACAAGAACTATATAACGCTGTGAGGAAAGTTGCAATTAATAAAGGGGAGATAAAACCTGTGGGAGCATAACAACTTGAAAAAATAGTTTTTTCTCTATTTATTTATAAATAAGTTGGAATGGCAGGTAGTCCATTAGATTTAGTAAACTCAGACGCTTTTAGAAAAAAGTTAATCACAAGGAACCTAACACCTTATGCTAAGGCTCCTAACAGACCTTC